CCAGGCCGCCGTCGGCGCCGGCGGCGGTCAGGGAGGCGCCGGCGGCGGCCCACGCGGACGGATCTCGCAGGCGCGGGTCCGTCAGCAGGTTCGTGCGCCGCAGGCCGGGGGCGAGCGGGGCGGGGTTGGTGATGCCCACGCCGACCGCGCCGGTCGTCTCGTCCCACACGGCCTCGACCACCGGGACGGTGGGCGGCGGGTAGGCCACGTGCAGGAGCCGCGTCGCGGGCGCCGACCTCTGACCCGTCTCGGAGACGACGGTCACGGACACCAGCCAGTCGGTGGAGTCGGCGAGCGACGTCGACGGCGCCCAGGACACGGCCGGTCCCGTCACCGTGGCGGACTCGACCGGATCGCCAGCCACACCCAGTGTCACGGGCGCCAGGCTCACCGCCGCCGCCACCTGCCGGTGGGACTGGGCCTGGAAATAGCTCCAAGTCACTTTGATTCTCGAGGTCTCGACCGCCGACGGCGGGGAGACGATCTCCGTCACCGGCAGATCGGCGACGACGAGACGCTGCTGCGCTGACCACGGCGACCAGCCCTCTTCCTGGTCCGCTTGCCAGGCGCCCCGGGTGCGCACCTGCCACTGCCAGACGCCGGCCGCGAGCGCGGGCGTGGTCCAGGACTGCTCGACGGTGGTAGTGGCGGTGGTCCAGTCGGCGGCGTCAGCGGCCCGGTAGCGGACCTGGGCGGAGGTCTGGGCGGTGGTATCGAGGGAGGCGTGGAGCCAGGTCAGGGTGATGGGGCCGGGGGTCTGCGCGCCAGCGGGGCCAGTGGGCTGGGGCGTGCCGGGGCGGCAGAGCAACTGGACCGTGTTGGAGGGGGCCGACGGGGCGGAGATCAGGCCGGAGGGGACTCGGGCGCGGATCGTGTAGGTGTGCGTGGTGGCGGTGGAGGGGGCGGTGTGGGTCCAGGTGGAGGCGCGCACCGCGGAGGCGACGAGGGCGTCGTTGTCGTAGACGTCGAAAGCCTCGTAGGCCTCATGCGTGTAGACGCCGGACGGGGTCCAGGACACGCGGATGTCGCCCGCGGCCGTCTTGGCGGCGGCCACGGCCGTGGGAGCGGTGGGGGCGGAGTAGACCAAGCCCGTGGAGACGCGGGTGGACTCGCGCCCGTTCCACGCCCACACGCGGTACCAGTAGCCGCGGCCTGGTTTCAGGGAGGTATCGGTCCAGGAGTGCGCGGTCAGCTGGAGTGTGCCGACACGTACCCAGCTGGTGGTCCCGGACTCCCAGCGCTCTACGCCGGAGGCGCCCACTGGGTGGGCGGCGTCGATGGGCTGCGTCCAGGAAACGGTGGCGGTGCGCCCGTCCGAGGTGGTGGCGGTCACATTGGTGGGGGCGTAGGGGGTCTCCCACTGGCGGGCCGGGACAGTGATGTAGGCGACGACGGCCGGAGTGCCGCCGTTCCAGATCGGGCCCAGGGACGCCCCGAACCCGTAGGTGCGCCCGGCCCCGTAGGCGGTGGGCAGCGTCACCCGCTGGCGGGCGGCCTCGATGCGTACGGTACCGCCCCAGGGGCTGTAGAAGGACACGGGCACGTCGCCGGCGATCTCGCCCCACCGGTGCAGGGCGGAGGTCCAGTTGTGCCCGTAGCCGTCGGACTCGAGGTAGTAGACGGCGGTGACGGTCACCCGTCCGCTGTCGGGGGTCCCGGACCACGACAGGTCGACGCCCACGCGCATGTACCCCGAGGATCCGGACCAGGTGATGGCCATGTCAGCGCACTCCCATCATCTCTCGGACGGCGGTGCGCGAGGCCGCGCCGGTGGCGCGGTCGACGACGCCGCGCAGGGTGGCCAGGAGGCTGCCGGCGGCGTCGACGAGGGTCATGGTGACCGGGGTGCCGGGAGCCAGACCCGCCGGGCGGGCGGCGAGGCGGTTCCACTGGTTGTCGGTCAGGACCCGTTCGGGGCGGCCGGTGGCGTTCATGACGGTGGACAGGCCCGGGGGCAGGAGGCCGCCGTCGTCGTACTTGCCGCCGTAGCGGCCCGCCGTCGGGGAGCCCCAGATCGCGGTGTAGCGGGCGGACAGGCCCGGGCGGGGCTCCTCGATCATCATGCCGCCGCCGGCCGCGATCGCCACGTGATGGGCCGGGGATCCCCAGAACAGCAGGTCGCCCGGGGCCGGGGAGGCCACGGGCGTGGAGGCGGACTGGTACCCGGCGGCCGTCAGCCGCGGCCAGCCCAGGCCGAGCTGCTGGGCGGCCCAGTAGACGAGTCCACTGCAGTCCAGGCCCGGCGGGATGCTGGATCCGCCCCACACGTAGGGGACGTGGGCGGCGACGGCCCTCATGGCGGCGCCCACGAGGCCCGAGGCGCCGGCGGGGGCGACCTCCTCGGACTTGTTCTTGAACCAGTCGGGGAAGAGGTTGAGGACCTTGGAGGCGGCGCCCTTGGCGATGTCGGACCAGATGCCCGCGGGGGCGACGGAGTCGATGAGGGCGTTGACGGGAGTGAGCAGCAGGTCGGTGACCGCCCCGATGGGGTCGGCGAGGAAGTCGGCGACCCCCTTGGCGGCGTCCTTGAACCAGCCGACGATGCCGCCCTCGGAGAAGCGGGCGACGCCGCCGCCGGAGAACCCGGCGGCCGGAAACCCGGGGCTCCCGCCCGGGCGGCGGCGGGAGGCCGCATAGTTCGCGGCGAGGATCCGCTCCGGTCCGATCCGGCGGACCAGCTCGGGCACGAGGACGGCCTCGCCCGGGGACAGCAGGGCGGGGACGGTGTCGCGGCCCGGCGCGTAGCCGGGGATGACGCCGCCGGCGCCGTACTCGCTGATCGTGCTGACGCTGGGCAGGTTGAGGGTGATGCCGAGCTTGGAGGCGATGGACTCCGCCAGCTTCTTGATGCCGTTGGTGTAGACGGTGCGGATGATGAAGTTGACGGGCTTGGCGGCCACGCCCTTGACCTTGGACCAGGCGGTGTCGACGGCGCTCTTCATGGCGTCGAACGTCTTGGACACCGCGTTCTTCATGGAGTCGAACGTGTTGGTGACCGTGGTCTTGACGGAGTTGACGGCGCTGGACGCCGTTGAGGAGATCGTCGCCCACACTCCGGAGATCGTCGAGCTGATCGCGTTCCAGATGGTGGACACGACGGTCGACACGGCGGTGAACACCGTCGTGATGACGTTCCTGACGGCGTTGACGTAGGTGGACACCGTGGAGGAGATCATCGCCCACACGGAGGTGAAGACCCCCGAGATCGTCGCCCATATGGAGGAGAAGAACCCGGAGACGGCGGTGAACACCGCCGTGATCGTGGTACTCATGCCGTTCCAGATCGCCGACGCGGAGGCGGCGACGGAGGTCCACAGGGAGACCGCGGCGGTGAACACCGGTGCGATGAACGTGTCGTAGCCGGCGCGCAGCGCCGACGTGAAGGCGTCCCAGGCCGGTTTGATGACCGACCCCCAGCCGGTCTGGATCGCCCCGGTGAGCGCGCCCCAGGCCGGTCCGACGGCGTTGGCCCACAGCCAGGTGAAGACGGCGCCCAGGGCCTCGACGGCGATCTTCAGGGGCGTCAGGACGACGGCGGTCAGGATCGCGATCGCGGCCAGGGCCGCGTAGCGGATCTTGTCCCACGCGGTCTGCACGGCCGACGCGAGGGCGTCCCACCAGCCCGACAGGGTGGTGATCGCACCCTGGATCGGGGCCACGACGTAGGACTGGAAGAAGCCGGAGACGGCCCCCCATACCGTGTTCCAGGTGGTGGAGACGGCCGTCAGCGCCGCGTCCCAGGCCGTCGACACCCAGTCGATGAACGCGTGGAACGCCTCGACGATCGAGGCCCAGATGGCCTTGCCGGTCTCCGTCTGAGTGAAGAAGTACGTCAGGCCGGCCACCGCGGCCGCGAGCGCGGTGACCAGGAGCATGATGGGGTTGGCGCTCATGACGAGGTTCCAGGCGGCCTGGGCGGCCTGGGCGGCCTTGGTGGTCTGGACCCACTGGGCGAGTCCCCCGGCGGCCTGAATGGCGGCCTGCGCCTTGGCGGCGGTGTTCCACGCGGTGGTGGCGGCCTCCCAGGTCTTGACGACGGTCACGGCCGTGCCCGCGGCGACGGCGAAGGAGGCGATGGCGTCCTTGTTGTCGACGATCCAGCCGGCGAGGCCCTGGAGGCGGTCGGCGAGGTCGACGGCGGCGTCGCGGGCGCTGAGGAGGAAGTCGACGAAGCCGGAGTCCTCCTCCATGCCGAAGATGGGGCCGGTGAAGTCACCGCGGCTCAGCAGGTCCCACAGGCTCTGGACGGAGGGGATGGCGGTGTCGGAGATCCAGTCGAAGGCGGCCTGGGCGCCGTCGGACATGGCGCTCAGGGCGCTGGTGAGGTAGGGCATGGCCCGGTTGGCGAGGTCGGTGGCGCCGGAGACGAGGGTGGCCTCGAAGTTGCCCCAGGCGCCCTCCATCGTGGTGGTGGAGGTGGCGGCCTCCTGGGCGACGTCGGTCATGCCCAGGTCCATGATGGCCTGGTTGAATTCGGCGGCGGTGATCTCGCCGTGCTCCATGGCCTCGCGGAAGTTGCCGGTGTAGGCGCCGTTGGCGGCCATGGCCTCCTGGAGGCGGCCGGAGGCCCCGGGGATGGCGTCGGCGAGCTGGTTCCAGTTCTCGGTGGTGAGCTTGCCGGCGCCGGCGGTCTGGGTCAGGACCATGCCGACGGAGGAGAAGGTCTGGGCATTGCCGCCGGCGACGGCGTTGAGGTTGCCGGCGGCCATGGCGAGCTTGTCGTAGCCGGTGACCCCGTTAGCGGCGAGCTGGGCGGTGACGTTCTGGATGTCGCCCAGGGAGTAGACGGTGCGGTCGGCGTACTCCTTGGTGGAGGCGGTCAGGGCCTTGATCTCGGCGTCGCCCTTGCCGGCGAAGCGCAGCGTGGAGCCGAACTTCTGGGTGGCGTCGGAGGCCGCCAGGGCCTGGGTGGTGACGTCGGCCAGGCCCAGGCCCAGACCGACGGCGGAGGCGGCGCCCAGGGCCTTGGCGGCGATGGAGCCGAGGCCCTTGAGGGCGCCGCCGAGGCCGGCGGTGATCCTGCGGCCGGCGGGGGCGGTGTCGACGTCGCCGAGCTGCTTCTCGACCTGGGAGGTGATGCCCCGCCCGGAGATGGCCACCTGGAGCCACGCGGTGCCGATGGAGTAGCCCTCAGCCACGACGACCCCTCCCCTCGGGTGTGCGCGGGGTGCGG